GGGTTAAAGCATCAAAAGGCCAAAAGCTGGCTGAATGGGTAACAAAAGCACTCAACGATCACGCAGAAAAAAGACTGCCATAAGCAGCCAAGGGTGGAGTCTAGGGGAATTACTTAGACACGCCTTTTATTTTCTCTGCTGTACGCAATCCAGCCAAGCCTAACATGGCTAGGGTTAACTCTAGCATAGCGTCTAGCGGCAATTCTGGTGCGCCTAGATGCGGTGCTAACCATTGCAGTATGGGGTTAATCACAAAGGCAAACAAGAAGCCTAAACCACACACCCACATTAAGAACGGCCTAGCTCCTGCAACAAATGTTGATCTGTGTTGTGCTTGAACCTTGTTTATTTCAGCTTGAGCCATTTGAGGCTGCTGTGCCAGCTTAGACTTTAAAAGGTCTGCTGCTGCCCTTTCTTCATCTGTGGTAATTAGGTTGTCTAGCACCGAACCAATGGCTGCTATTGGCTCTACAACGCTTCCACCTACTAAACTTGATAACCAACTCATTATTCCACCAACTCTACATGAGGCATGTCTTTAAAGGATTTAAATAATCCACCCCAGCGTATCTCATAGCCCTCCCCCAGTTGTATAGATGCAGTCAAAAACGATGCAGCAACCACGGCTAGATCCTCTTCCTTCCATGAGGCCTTTCCATCTTTAAAGGCATAGAAATCCAAAGCATTACCTTCTTGATGCCTGGAGCGGTGCTTAATCCCGTCTGCCATACTTAGCTTGGAGTCAAACAGTGCTTTTTGTTGTGACTCTGTTCTTGAACCAGACAGCGGCCCATGCCCAAAATCTACAGTTGATATGGTCAACGCCAAATTAGATATTTCAATTAGCTTAGGATTAACTGAAGATCTATTCTTTTTACTGTTCTCAGATAATGTATAGCTCACTTTGGAATGCCCTCCTGTAGAAAAACTAGAATTGCAACGCCTACGGCAGCAGCAAGCCAGAAACCTTTTTTAATTACAGACTTTCCAACAGCCTGATGAAAAGCCGCCATACTTTTAGCTGAAGCTAATTCTGCAATCTTATCCAACTGTGCATCACTTAACTTAATTTCATCATCCATTGTTTATGTCTCAATAATTATGGTTTTAAATAAACAGCTATTCCAAACAGCAAACCCATTGCCAAAATTAAGCATGCACCTATGTTTATTGCTAACTGCAAATCATTTTGTAACTGTGCCGATTGCCTTGCTTTTTTTTGTTCCAAGGCTTTTTGTTCATTTTTGCGTTGCCGATGCCACTCAGCCTCAAATTTTACAAAATCGCTCCACCCATTTAAACGTGATTTCTTCAAATGATATTCAAGAATTTCACGCTGTTTCCTTAAAGTTTCCTGATATTGAAAGGCTTCTAATGCTGTACCTTTGCTGCCACTGTCACCAGCTTTGTCTTTTATTTTTTGAGTTGCACCAAGATAATCAGTAAGTTGAGTGCCTAACTCATAGAGACTTTTGCCATTGCCTAAAGCGGTTGATAGCACCTTAAATATCGCATTGGCTGCGGCAATCTCAGCAATCATCAGGCAATCCAGTGTAAGGTGCTGTAAGCGGTTATTTCATATGGTTTGCTAATCGGCTGTACGCGCATATAATCCTGCTCCCGTATTACTTGCGGTTCAATTACATAGGCCATGCCTTGTGGTGCTATCGCTGGAGATACATGAATAGGATAAAGCTGTAATGGGCTAGGCCACACTAATAAGTTTTATCCCACACTCGCAACTTATCAAAGTCGCCTGATAGCATTTTGCGCTTAACCACTTCGGCTTTAGCATGAGTATCATCCCAAGCCACGCCAGCTTCTTTTAGCCATTCGCCCATTAGAGCCGCATCAATAACGCCTACTAATTTGTTCTCGCCAAATCCATCAATGCCTTGGTCACGATAGGCTTGTGCTTGGTCTAACATCGGGTTCCAATCATGCTTTCGTATGACATGAATTTTGTCACCATCAGCAACCCATTTTTCTGAAATCTTAGCCATTAAAATCATCCTAAAAAAAGGGGCGTATTTCAGCCCCTTGGTGTTGTGCTTTAATTAAGCTGAACAGTCAGCAACCAATCCTAATGATCTCTCATTACGAACCACCAAAGTGGCCTCCGTTAGACATTGTCTTGTGACATTATCACCGTTTTTCGCAAGTTCCTCAGATTTCATTGGACGTAATGAGGCTAATGCCAACATATCGGTCTGTAAGATGAACACTGAACGGCTTTCTTGGTGACGTGATGGGGTGAACGTAACGCTGCCCCAAGGTGTCATGTAGATTGAAAGCAGTTGACTGACCTTGCCATTTTGAGCCGTGGCGCGTTCATTATTGTTACCAACGAAGGAAAGTGCCCTCTGCATTTGTCCACTGGTTAGATAAACAGTATCGGGAGTACCGCCTGCTGTCCAAACAGACTGCATACAGGCATCAAACTTTGCTTGGTTAAACACAGTTAACGCACCATTTGTCCGAGCCGTTGCACCAGGCACACTTCCCGTTGGGTTAGCACCGCCACCGCCCGTGATGTTGGTCACGTTGGTTTTGATGTAAGCCGTTAATCCAGCCATTACACGAGCAGTGGTTGCATTACCAGCAGCAAACGCAAGGTTAGCAAAAATGCTAGATTCAATATCCGTCTTTTGCTCTTTGCCGACTTTGATTATTTCATGCGCCATTTGTTCGCCATAACCGATATTGGTTACGCTTTGGTCAGTGCCAGAAATTGTGACAGCATTTTTAAATATCTGAGTGAAGTTGTGAATACGAGCAACAGAGGTGCGAGCCTCGGCTGTAGTTGCGTCACCTTCGATATTTTTGTTGGTTGAAACTCCAGCGCGTAAAGTATCCGTTTGCCACTGGTGCAAAGTGTTAGTTGCTGACGTTTTTGGAATCGAACTAAGCAAAGGTACTTCACTTGGGTCAACGTTATAAATAACGGAAGAAACGTCCTCTTTTAGGGCTGCTGAATCGTATGTATCAAACGTGTTAGTGGGTTGTGCCATGATAAATCCTTAAAACAATAAGTTAGTTATTAAACAATAGTGCGGCTGCATCTTGGACGCTGCCTGATTTTTTCAATTTAGACATGAGTTTTGTTTCAACACTTTTAGCAGATTCACCAGTTTTCTTGACGCCAGATTTCATTAACGGACGGGCCTTTTTAAGCTTTGCTTTCACATCACTTTTGCCCTCCAATGACTGTCGCCACAGCATACTTTCGTGAAGAACGTGCATGGTTCGTGCATCTACCACTGAATTTAATTCAGCCTCAGTAAAATTACGCTTTTTGCCATGCTCAATAAGACTGTTCTTTAATTTTGTTGCTTTTTTAGCATCTGCAAAATCTGGAACTAATCGTTTCAATTCTTCTTGTTGATATTGCAAGTTCGCTTGGTTAGCTTCTGCCTGCGCCTTTTGCACTTCTTGATGGTTGTGCTGTAACTGGTTTTGATCGGTTTGGTACAATTCCATTTTTTCTCGATACTCAAGGTCTGCATCCAAGTAACCCAGAGGGTCATTTGTAAATAGCTCTCTTGAGGGAGAAACAGGTTTTGCCACTAAGCCGCTCTGACTAAGTTTTTGTGCATACTGGTCAATTTGCGCTCGTTGCTGGTTGAGATTATTAAAAGCCTCTTCCATTACTTTGCGCTGTTCAGCATTATGTCTCATGTTTTTTTGGTTAAATTGATCGCCGCCATAACCTTTGGTTAGATCGCTTAGAGTTACATTAACTATTTCCCCGTCTATTTTTACGGGGTAAAGTTTTGTCTCAGTTTGATCGTCTAGCTCTTCGGAATCTATCTCACCTTCATCGTCACTTTCGTATTCATCTTCATCATCATCTGCATAATCTGCATCTTCATCTGAATCTTCAACGTCAGCCTCATCAACCTCGGTTTCTTCTACTTTATCCACTTCGGATTCAATAATTTCTGCCTTGGCTACTTCTGGCTCTTGGGCCATTAACGCTTCAACTGCATTTTCAATGCTTAACTCGGTAGTCTCTTGCAAGGTGCTATCCTTTTATTTGCTGCGTTTATCTCGAAAATCTTGATCGGTAATTGCACGTTTCAAAATATTCTCAAATTCATTTAAAGCCCGTAATAAGTTATGAGCCTCTTCTCTTTTTTCTACTTCATCAGCCTTTGAATGTAAGAAAACATTACACTGATTTGTTCGCATACTAACAAAAACTTCCAAAAAAGTCTCATTAGCTAACAAATTTTCAGCCTGTGATTTTAAAATCATTGCACATTGCCTAGTCTGGGAGCCGCTTGCATGGCTCTGACACGCTCAACATCAACCGCTGTTCCATACTGCCCCAGTATTTTTGCGGCTTCAACTAACAAGTCCTGGTTCATTTGATCTCGCTCTAAATCATCACTGGCTTGCAATTCACGATATTTAAGCTGCAATTCAGCCAATTCCTGACCTTGTTTAGATTGCATTTGAGCAGCTTTAACTTGCATATCAGCTTGCATTTTAATGTTATCGCCTTGCATCTTTCCTTGCAGACGCATTTGATCGCCTTGTAACTTCGCTTGCGCTTTGATCTGTTCAGCTTGTATGACTGCTTGTGCCATTTGGTCGCCCTGCTCACCTTGCGCGGCTTGTGCGGCTTGCTCTGCCATTTGTGCCATTAGCTGCTGCTCTTTTTCGGGTGTCATTGGTGCGTAATAACGATCAGCATTTTTAAGACCACTTAAAGCCAACATATCCGATAGTGTGTTACGCATCTGAGTCATGGAAACTAAGCCATTTTGCGCCCCGTAGGTTTGCCAAATCTGCTGCTGAGTTTGGAAAGTTTGCATTAATGCGGCAGCTTTAACGTCCTCTTTGCCAGTACCTAGACCAACATTGATTTCCATGTCCATGCCCGAATCCCAAACACTAGGGTCAATAGGTATAAACTCCCCGTTCAGACGCATCATTTGCTCATCTGGGCTGTTTTTAATGGAAACGTGTAGCATAAGTTGAAATAATCGTTTCATGCCCTCTGCGAGGTTTCTAGCCATAACTTCTACATGGCCTGCGCTGGCTTGAGCCGTCAATGCTGCGCCTGTCGCTGTTGTGTTCTGTAAAGCGTCTGCGTTAAGGCCCATACTCATCTTAGAGATGCCTGTTTTCTCTTCTACAAGCATGTCTAAGTATTGCAGGGCTGGTAGTGTGGAACCTGCTACAAAAGGCACTACAAGGGGATTAACAGAGCCAATCTGCTCACTGCGAATGATTGCGCCAATTTCGTTATTAAGCACATCGTCAATTTCTACTAAATCCTCGTTAACCTCTAATCTGGGCGTGTTTACCAAGGCCACGTTATCCAGTATTCCTCTTAATACGCTAGTGGTTGTGTCCTGGTCATTCATTACCAGTTCAGCTAAAGAACGACCATAAAATGCGTGTGGTTCTGGGTCGACATGGAAATCAGCAAATGGGGCTTTGTCCCAAGGTTCTTGCTCTAAGATTTCATAGTTTGTGCCACCACATAAAAACTTGTGCAAAGTGGGCACACCATCACCTTCAACGTCAATTCTCAAGTAGGCTTCGGTAACAACAACAACACGCATAGATGGGTCATTAGCCATTTGATCTGATGAATTTAAACTTTCACCAAAACGTAATAATTTTTCTTCTGAATCATTGTCTAAACCATCATCATCACCCGCAAGGCTATCAACAATGTCTTGGTCAAATCCCATTGCAATTAAATCACCTGCTCGTTTTTCAGACTTATGACAAACAATATAAGCATCATCAATCGACTTTGCTGAACCATCAATAAAGAACTCTTCGGGAGGGATACCCTCAATAACCATCTCACCTTCTTCATATTTGTGCGAAATTAACATTGAGTGGACGTTGCGAGACACCTCGATGCCCATTTCATCCATTTCCATTGTTAACTCTTGAGAGTGCTCAACGATCTCAACTTCATCGTCAGACAAGAGCATTTCAACTTCTTCATCTGACAAATTCTCATAGGTGTGCGATTCTGAAATGGTTTCATTATTCCACCAAACCTTCACTATGCCGACTTTCTTAACCAGCGAGTCATGTATCGCATTACTTAATACGTTATAACCACCAACTTTGTTAAACACCCAATGGCAATAAGCCGTAGCTTGTTCTGCACTTTGAACGTCCTCTGGGCCTTTAGGTGTAAACTCTACAAACTTATCGTTAGTTAGAAACACACGCATTAAACCAGGCTTTGCGCCACGCACAACATCCCTGACTTTAGTAGAAACAACCTTAGATCGGCCCTGTTCGTGACTAAGGTCTACAGCCCCATCAAAATACTTTTGAGCGCGTTCTCGCTGATCTCGAATGTCACTATCAACGTAATCAATAGCGGCCTCTATCGCGGCTTTAACTGCGCCTTGGATTTCATCTTCTTTCATTTGTGGCATTGTTAAATCCTTACTTAATAAATTCCATCAAACCTTGTTGAATACCGCTACCTACTTGTCGCGGCATATTACCAATATCAGACCTAATTACCTTTTGAGTTGATTGCTGCTGAATTGGCCTGTTAGCACCTTTTAAAACATTATCAACAATGCTTCCAACTGCATCACCTAATTGAGCCATGCCTGTTTCATCAGTTAACGCCTTTCTTACAACTTCTGGTTTTGTACTAAAAAGAACTTTAACAATTTCCATATTTTGTTCTGGCGTTAGCCTTACTGGTGTTTTAGACGTAATACTTGTTACTGCATTTAAAATATCTTGTGGGCTGGGCATACCAGTTACTAATGTATTTAATATGCTTCCACCTGTGCCTCTTCTTTGAGATTCTTGGCGTAATGGCTGTGTCGGTGAACCAGCAGTAGTAGGCATGGATTTTCTTAGCCTATCCATGTCGCCAGCAATGTCTAACTGATCTATTAACTGCTTACCCTTTAAGCCTGCTTTATCAATTACTGTTCTTAACAATAAACCAATGTTTTTGGTTTCATCAGCCGCATTTTTCATAGTCGATGGGGCAGTTCTCATTTGATTTTTTGCAGATAATAAAAACCCGTTTAAAAACCCTTCCATATCTTCTGGTGAACCATCTTTTTTTAGGTTGGTTAAATAAGCATCTAATTCTTCAACATTTTTACCAGTTCCAAAAAAAGCCTTTCCTTGCTTGTAGGCTCTTTGGGCAGACCTTACTATTGCAGCTTGTGACCTAGCAGCACCTAAATCAGGATAAGTTACATCTAGCTTTTTTTGCAAATCATCTGCAATTTCTTTTAAGTTAATTGCCCTTGAGTTTTTACCTCTAAGAAACATAGTGTTTAAATTTTCTTTAAGCACTCTAAGCATAGATTCC